GCCGAGCGGCGATATTGTGACCCTGCTTGACCTTACTCCGAGGGATTACCAGGACAACGAATTCACGCCACTATCATCGGATAAAACATGGTGGCTTCCTGAGCAGTCCCGTCGTCTAAGGCCATTTTCCACCTGTGTGCAACAGTATCCTTTTCGCGGCCCCACAGGTTTCGGCCAACGATTCACCTTCGACTTGAAGTCCACAAGTTGTGGGGATATACTCTTTAACACAGTCTTACAAATAGACCTCAGTCATTGGTTCAACGATACTGACCTCCTACGTATGGAATCTGGGAGGTATGCTAACACTGGCTCTTTCAAAGGGTCTATTAGCTTAACGAGCTTGAACGTTGCGACGATGATATCTGGCATAGTATCCATAGGCTCACCTGTTGTAGGAAATGGCATTCTGCCTGGCACTGTAATAACGGGATTTGTATCAGGAACACCTGGTGGCGTGGGATTTTACACGGTGAATAACAATCATCCTACAACAATTACAGGAAATATGTCAGCAGGACCTCAAGGAGACCAATGGTTTTATGCGAATTCTCTCGGTACGGTGATTCTAGAGCGTGCTGAGCTGGAAGTCGGCGACCAAACTATTGAAATCGTCGATGGAGATTTCTTGAACGTGAGCAGCCTATTATTTCAAGACCTGAATTCCCAATTCGGCCTAGCGACCGACGGCCTTGGCAGACAACCACTATCATCCCTTTTACACAGTCCTCTTTCAAAACCTTTTCCTACCACGAGCCGAAGCCTTTTTATCCCGCTCCCCTTTTTCTTTTCTCGTGTAAAGCTCAAGGAAGCATTTCCTGTCCTCGCCTGTAAAGAAGGCTCTATACGCATTCATGTGCAGTTACGGCCTTTCAAGGAATGCGTCCGAATAATAACAGGGCGTCGGGCCAGCTGTGATGATACTCCACTCGGCAAAACATTCCTTATAAGCGATACCATTAAGACCCTCGCTAATCCTGTGCCAACGGCAGTGCATCTAAAGGCCTATGAGAATATCCCCCAATTCAAGAATATACAGCTCATTACGTATTCCGCTCATACGGACGGCTCAATTAGAAATAAGATTCTGCGCAATCCGTTTGAGATTCTTACGCGCAATGTGACGACGTTCCATTTTGCTGAGCCTCTCAAATATGCCGTGAATAAAACAACCCTCGATACAATCCAAGTCTTGCTACCTCTGGAATTGAATCACCCTGTGGAAGAGATTATCTGGTTCGTCCGTCGTAAGTCTGTAGAGAACAACAATGAATGGACGAATTATTCGGCAGTAACAAGTTATGAATATGATGCCACCTATAATCCGACGAAACCCCTCTTACAATCGGCGACCATTCAATGCAATGGCGTGGATATCGTAAAAGCAGAAGAGCAGTGGTTTCGCCAGCATATTGCGCTGAGACATAAGGGAGGAATTGCCGCGTATGAAAATTTCATATACGGATATTCCTTTTCCAGTACACCTGGGCGTCATCAGCCGGCAGGAACGGCGAATGCTTCTCGCCTACAATCTATTCGTCTTGGGCTAACCATTGTCCCTCCTGGTGGGGCATTTGAACAAGACTGGGAAGTCAAGGTGTTTGTTCTTGCGATTCAGTGGCTCCGTTTTCAGGATGGTTTGACAAATAAAATGTATACGGATTAAAATGTATTCCATAACGTAAGAAAACCTTCGGTAGAACATTATATACTGCGTCAAACATCAGCAAACCTCCGCCAAAGGAAATAAACACTTCATCCCAGAAATCAAAATCAGATGATCCGGCAATTAAAAAATACACCATCAAGAAAAGTCCAAGGAATATTTTGAAGGCAACTTCCGATAATAGGTATATTACGGAATCTTCCTTTTGCAGCTTTAATAATATAAGCACAATCTGAACGACCATAACCACTTTCAAAAACATGAGGAATACATGATAACTCTTCATCTTATAATAAGTACCCATCGACCTCTACTATTCCATAATATCTCCTACACTTGTGAACAGATTGATTGCATCCAAGAAAAGTCCGAGAGAGGCATCCACATAATCCGGAGTACGGTTCTTGAGCCGTACGGCAATCTCCTTTATCCTCTGCGTATCATACGCAACAAAGACAGAAAACAGTCCAGCTCCAAACCAAGATAGAGCCTCGCTCAAAGAATATAAAGTGCTTGCGCGCACACCACCAAAAGCACCAGCTATCAATAAGAGCCTAGCAACAATGAGGCCAATCAGTGCGGCCAAGAGATAAGAGCCGAAGCCGAGAATATTCTGCTTATCATAAAATCCCAAGGCAGTCATCGCCAGGAAAATACCTCCCACAGTCACCAATACATCCTTTAACACATTCTCCGCCTTCAGCTGCGCAACAAATTTCGCCAGGACTTGGCCCAGAATCACTGCAAAAAGCACAAATAGTGCATATTTCACAGGTCCCGGTTGTAAATACATCATGGCAAATAAAAGCACAAACGTCAGCACAATTTCCACGATTTGGGCAGCCATCGTATCGCTCACAGGGTAATTGGAGCTTAACGCCGTAACACCTAGACCAGCGAAAAGGTGTAGATAGGTTATGCCGATGAAGTTGCTGGCGCTGCCTTTGCTTGCGCCAGAGCCCATTCTTTCTATTCTGCTCTAAAGATTTTGTAAAGGGACAACATCAGAATGGCCTCGGCAGGTCTATTAAGGCTCTTAAATTCGGGCATGCAAGATGAGCGCCTCCTCGCCCCGAAAGGACAACCGAGTACCGACGCATTTCAAAGGGCCTATGTAAAAGGAGGGCGATTTACCACGGAATGGTATCGCGTGGATTTCGACAATCAGCCGGCATTTGGAAGCACCGCCAGAATTACGGTGCCTCGCAGAGGACATTTAGTTACCCGCGCATTCCTCGTCACCACCATGCCAGATATTTCCACGGCACAGGCGGCGGCGAGAAAATACGCCACCGACCGCGGCCTCCAATTCGCCGGACCCACATTTGGCTGGACGAATTCCATTGGCAATGCACTCGTTGTTTCTGCAGAGCTGAGCATTGGGGGCAACAGAATAGACACACTTGACGGGAAACTCCTGGAAGTCCTGGACGAGTTTCATACTCCCCTGGAAAAAACCACAACGGTAAATCGTATGCTAGGTCGTCATGACCACGGATTCACACCCAAATCCAATGGATTCTCAACAGCCGCTCAACAACTCGTCACCCCTCTCCCCTTCTGGTTTGCGCGCGGCGACCCTTCCATGGCCTTGCCCATTGATGCCCTAGGCAATGACCTGGTGCAAACATCGGTGGCATTTAACGTGGTGGACGCCCTTTATACGACAACGAGTCGCATCAAAGACCCTCGCACCTATGTGATAAAACCAGGCAGCCCGGCAGTGTCGCCCACCGAATCCTTCTATACAACCGCCGGCTGTGCGAGGATTTTCAATAAAGGAGATGAGGCGAGGGCCGCCGTCCCCGCCGTAACAGGAAGTCTTGCTATGCCTCCGATGGCAGGCAGTCCGTTTTATGTGCTTGATAACCCGCCAACGGCCGATGGAAAAGACGTCTTCGGCCTCAACGGAAATCCCGAGAAATCCGTGAGAGTCCGAGAAATTCCCGGAATCAAGATGCCCGATACATTCCAATTACAGGATTCCTACATGCTGTTTGAATACGTATATCTGGACGGCCCAGAGGCAAATAGAATCCGTCTCGCCGATTTGACCTATCCCATAGTCCAACATTATCCTTTTACACATGATACGAAAGGCCTCGCGAAAACCAAGATTTCTCTACGCATACCCAATCCTTGCAGAGATATCTATATGGTCGCACACAACCCTGCCGCCGATTTGCTGAATGCGCCGTTCCTAGCAACCCGAGATTTATCTGGGCTGTATATTTCTGATTTGAGTGGGATTGGCCCTATAGCGCCATGGTGGCCCGATGCGGCAGGACTGAGCCTCGACAGATTTACTCCGCTTGTGCCTGCATATTCTTCCATAGATTCGGAGCCTATTCAAAGCCTCCAGTTATTATACGAAGGCAAAATGATACGATATGCCACAGATTCTCCAGCATTTTTCCGGTCCATTTTGCCGACCACAGAGCAACGAAAAACACCCTGGCATCATAAATATTATTATCATTTACCCTTTGGCACACACTCTGAGGAATTCGGTATCAGCAACCCCATGGGACAAGCAAACTTGGATAAAATTACTCGTATAGAGCTTTCTCTAACATTCAAACCATTTCGTGGCTCTATCCTAGAATCCGATGTTCCAGCATATACAATCTATGTATGGGCGGAAACATATAACATCCTACGAGTGTATGGTGGACGTGGAGGATTAATGTTTAATTATTAAGGAGACCCACGACCTCCAGAGCTACTCGTTATATTTTGTATGACTTAGCGCCTTTGGTTGGGGTCAGAGGAGGGAATCAGCGGCTGCCTTGGCTGCGGCTATCGTTGTTGCATCTGTCTGGGCTTTGGCGAGTGCAGCGGCAGCTGTAATAGAATTGGCGGTAGCAGAAGAAAGAACTGCATTGGCGAGTTTTTGTTGGGCGGCGGCGAGTGCTTGCTCGTTCACTGCCTTCTTATTAGCCAGTGTCTGTAAGGTGGCAGCGGCTTGATTAGAAAGAGATGTGGCCGTTGCGGCGGCAGCGGCGGCGACGGTAGCGGCGGCGCGCTGGAATTGTATCTCGGAATCCGTGCTGCCTGATAAAATCGCCTGCTCCAAGGCGGCTTGAGCGGCGGCGGCAGTGGCCTGTGCATTGGCTGCAGCAATGGCCTGCCTTGCATTCTCATTGACGGCGTTTGTATAAAACGCCTCGTCTTGTCTGGTAATATAGGCAGCCTGCTGCCGCTCCTGCTCAGCCATGGCGGCGTATAAGGCAGCGGCGGCGGCAGCAGCAGCACGAGAGGCAGTTTGGGCGGCGGTGGCGGCAGCGGCGGCAGCAGCAGCGGCAGCTCGTTTCGCCGATGAGCCTGAAGGAGTATCTACCGCCAGGAGTTGGAGGCGAATGGCAAATGTCGTTCCCGCGGGTATAACCACTGTTTCATTGTTTCCCGTTTCTCCCGCGCTTATGCGTGTTACAGGTTGGGGAAATGTGAATTCCAGGCGTATTTCTAGGTTATCATTTTGCATAAACATCCACGAGCCGGTTCCTATGGGGTCGCCTTCCTCGCAAACATAATTTGTTTCAAAAAGTCCAGGAATCTGGGTTCCGTTCGCCTGGAAATACCGCAGAGGATTCAGTGCAAGCATCGAGCGGAACATGGCGTCCACTGCGCCCATATCCACTCCGCTAGATGTTGTCAGAAGCTCTTCTTCGTTGAAAGAATCCACAATCATTTTGGCGACGGCTTCTGACTCTAACATACACTGGGCATCTTCCAGATTATAAATAATATTCATTGTGGGCGCGGACGAGTTTCCATAACATTTATACAAGATATACGCTATCACTAAATCGTTGGCGGTTACTGAGCCTGTTTCACGAACTCTGGAATCTCCATTTGCATCTAAAATATAGGAGCTGAAGTTGAGTCCTTCCAAGGTGCCGTCAATATCATTATAACATTTATTCAACGAATCTTTCAATATATCAATGAATTTTAGACCGTTGACTTCTGGCACGAAATGACCTATCGGGCGAGGGGCCCCAGATTCCCTTCTCCATACGAAAAAGGTATTAAGGTCATCTACTGACATAGGAATTTGAACCCGATGCCCAACCAAGGCAGATTCCGTGAAACGGATGGCGTTATTCGCCAGGCCCATGGAAAGGGACTTCTTATAACGAACCGTCAAGGCAGGCATCCCTATATAATAATTTGGGAGATTATTTTATGAGCGTGTATAGAACGACATTTCCAATATTTGCCACAATATGAAGGATTATGTGTGAATATGTAGATATTACAAAGTTCTTTTGTCTATGATAATATATTCCAAGGAAATATAAGAATGGAATGAAAGACATAATGTAATAATACAATTCTCCATGTTTTATGAAATATGCCAGATAGAGTTGATATGTTAGACCAGATTTTACAACAATGATATCCAAATATCTCCTATATGAATAATCTGGATTTTTCCAATAATGGAGTGATGTGAACCCTACGCTTAGAGGTATTATAGATATTCCATAATGCCCCTTTTACAAAGCATACAAATGTGTGAGAAAACAAAGATAGGATGTTTTATATATTTGTAGAGAATACTGTTTATCTAGAATGGGTGCCATTATAGATAAACATTGGGGTATTTTTAGGTTTGTGATGTTTGTGCCGTTATCTAGATAGGTAAAGTATTATGCCAGAGTTCTAACTGCTATGCCAGTAGTAGTATGTGTAGAATTATCAGCATTTACTGCAACAACTGATATACCATAGATAGTATCTGCAGTTAATCCAGTGAAAGTTGCAGATTTAGAAGAAACTCCATTGTCTGTTAAAGGTATTTCTGCAGAGCCATTCAGAATGTAATTATAAGAAACTGCTTGGTCTGCATTATACCACCTTATTGTGAATGAATTTTGTGCAATTCCTGCGGCGTATAATCCCCATGGTATAGACATATCGGGAAATGTTAGCGTAACTGTAACTGTTCCACTTACTCCAGGCGATGTTCCTGTATAAGCTGCAGTAATAACTACAGTGCTTCCAGATGGGTATAAGGGGTCTGTGCCAGTCAAAATTATAGCTGAAGGGCTAGTTGTCAGAGTCCTTACAATATTATTATTATTATCATCAGTTGGTATAGTAATCGGTTGCCCACCATTCACAGTTGCTGTAAATACAAATGTTCCAGGAAAATTTTTACCACCAAATAGAATACGCTCATTATTTATATCGTTCTGTGTGAATGATGATGCCAAATAATTATCTGGTGATGTTAGGGTATATGTAATTGGACTTGTTGAAAAATTTGATGTTGGTGCAGGCATGGTAAAAGGAGAAGTAGTTACACTCAAAGAGGTAGAGGGAGTTGAGCCGACCGAATTTACGGCTGTCACAACAACTGCATATGTAGTACTCGGTGTTAGCCCAATAAATGTGGCGGAACTAGAAGAAACTGCGTTGTCTGTATAGAGAGTTACTGGAGCACCATTCAGGGTGTAAGTGTAAGAAGTTGCTCCGCTTCCTCCACTCCATGTCACCGTGAATTCTGAAGATGTTACAGAGTTAGATGACAAAGAAGAAGGTATTGTCGGCGGTGTAGTGGGTGAAGAAGCAGAAGTAGTTACATTGAAAGAGGTAGAGGGAGTTGAGCCGGCCGAATTTACGGCTGTCACAACAACTGCATATGTACTACTCGGTGTTAGTCCAGTAAATGTGGCAAAACGAGAAGAAACTCCGTTGTTTGTAGAGGGAGTTACTGGAGCACCATCCAGGGTGTAAGTGTAAGAAGTTGCTCCGCTTCCTCCACTCCATGTCACCGTAAATCCTGAAGATGTCACAGAGTTAGACGCTAAGGATGTAAGGGCTGTAGGTGTAGTGACTGGAGCGGGTGCTGTGTTTCCAGTTGAGCTCACCGTTATATAAATATCGGTGGAAACGCTTCCGCTTGCTGCATCCGTAATCGTCACATTCACCTTCCATCTTCCAGCGGTCGCATTTACACTTGTAGGGTCAAACGAGAAAATACCAGTTGAACTTAGGGTGATTCCAGTAGGAGAGTTTGACGCAATCAACGTCGCCTGGTCAACTGTTCCACCGACAGTGAATGCATATGAATAAGGACCTGTGCCACCAGCCACAACAACGCCAATGGATGTTTGAACAGGATAATGAGGTCCCTTATAGAAAATCAAATTCACCTTATTCACTACTTGTAGTGGAATAGTAACAGAAACATCTTCAGAAGTTGCAAGTGTATTGTTGCTAATAGCAGGCGCAGAGCATACTAGTTGTAGGCGAATAGACATGACGTTGCCTCTATCGGCGGCAGCGACATGCGCGGGATTCGTCGCATCAAATGTCGAACCCTCTCCCTTAATAAATACCGTCTCCACTTGTTCAGGGGTCGCGCTCATAGGATTCTTGGCATTATCCACCACGGAAAGAACGGTAACAGGCGCGCGGAAATATAGACGCACGGGAATTTCAATCTTGTCGCCTACACCTAAGCACCAGTTACCAGAGCCAGCGGCATCCGTATTCGTCTCAAAGAGGCCAGGGATTTGCGTGCCGTCCTTGTAGAAACGCTGAGGGTCAATAGACAGAAGAGAGCGAAACATATCATCTACACGACCCTTATCGTCACCAGGGTTTTGAGCAGAAGGCTGTACCGCCGGCGAAATCACAAGCGCCGCCTTATCCTCCTCTTCCTGTAATGAATCCTTAATAGCTGCCGCAAGGTCTGCGTTTGTTAGCATGCCAAAAGCATCTTCCAAGTTATATACGATATCCCATGCATCAAAAGAAGAAGAGCCGAAGCATTTGTTTAGAACAAAAGCCATGACTAAATCATTTGCACTGTAATGTGTGGGTTGAAGGGTAGAAGTCGGCGCAGTAGGAGTAGCTAATCCCAAATTCGTATAATCCCATTTATTGTTCGTTATACTAGAATCGCGCTTCGTATCATTTAATGTATCTAGCGCATCACTAGAATAATTCAGACCTTGTGCCACGCCGTCTAAATCAGTATAATCTGTTCCGAGGCATCTTTCAATGATTTCTTCAAATGTGGGAATAAAGCCTACAGGATTTGGGTTATTAAGAAACCTTCCTGTAGGGCGCACCTCACCAGCAGCACGCGTCCATGTAAAATATTCATTCATGAAATCCACAGGCACGTTAAAAGAAACGCGGTGACCCATGAACGCAGACTGCGCGAAATTAATCGCCTGTGCCGTAAGGCCCATGTGCGTTATCTTCCGGAAACGGAGCGTGGAAGGAACGGTGGGCATTTTATATTCACTGCCTAGACTAAAAACGCATAACGGAGCCGTTTCGTAAAATTCTGAATTTCTATATGATTACCATCATACATATACACAAACTCTCTTACACAACCTCTCTTACCCTCACCGCGCCTATTGTAATCCGCCCACATCCCTCTTGAAAAAACTAAGCCCTCCTTCTTTCTGCTTCTTATTTACAGAACGCATTTTCTCTGCATTGTCTAAATTCTTCTTGATTTTTTCCGCCCATGCTAGAGCATTCTGCTGGTCTTCTACGCTGCCAGAGCCTCGCTTCAAAAGCGACGGGAATTCCTGAGGGGGCTTTTCTACAGCAGGAAGTTCCTCACCCTCGGCGGCGAGAGGAGGAGTAGGAGGCGCATAGGCAGGTAAATCATCATCATCTGTGGAACGAATCCCCTTCTCTATACTGACCCAACCTTCTGCTCCTGCAGCGTCGCCTTCACAAGCAGAAGTGGAATCCTCGCTTCTGAACCGAGGGCGAGACCAGACCACCTTTTTGCGGGAAAAAGGACTGCTGAAAATATTGTTCTTCTCCGTGGTAAAACGACTCTCGCCCTCATCCGCCTTCCATACGCGAAAGGCAGGAGAGGTTTCCTGGGGAGTTGCTGACGCCCCAAGGCTAGAAGACACCTTTTCCTCTACTACAGAAGAAGCCACAGATGCGCAAGACTCGTCAGAATCAGAATCAGAATCCACCGAAAGTTTGGATATCTTATTTGCCCTTGTTGCAGGCATTACGTACGACTTGCGGTACATTCTATTATATATTACACGTAATTTAGCCTTAACCCTTCGGCAAGCCCACAAAATCCCGCAAACAAACAAAATAAAAAGTGTCGCCATGAGACTCCACTATGAAAAGTCCTCCAAAGTAGATGAATCTTCTCATCGTGGAATCTCCTGCAAAATGTAAGAAAATCGCCAGCTTTCTCGGCCCATCTTTCCGAGTCTTGGCCACCATGGGACACATTCGTGCTTTAGAAGAAGACCTGGATGCTGTAGGAATAGACAGGGATTTTGAGCCGAGATTCAAATTCATCAAGGAAAAGACGAAGGCAATGACCGCCATTCTGGATGCGGCGAAAGAGGCGAAAACCATTTACTTGGCAGCGGACGATGACAGGGAAGGCGAGGCCATTGCATATTCTGTTGCCTGTCTCTTGAAAAAGGACCCGCTCTCTTTCCCTCGCGCCGTCTTCCACGAAATCACCAGCACAGCCATTCGTGCTGCCGTGGCGAATCCGAGGAAAATAGACATGAACAAGGTCTATGCGCAACAGGCTCGCTCCGTCCTCGATATGCTCGTCGGGTTCACCATCAGTCCTGTTCTATGGAAACACGTCGCCCGTGGCCTATCAGCAGGAAGATGTCAAACACCCGCTCTACGCCTCGTATATGACAGAGAGAAAGAGGTCAAGTCCCATAGCACGAAAACATCTTGGGTAGCATCGGGTTCATTCCAGAACTCTGCCTCATCCAATAAATCAAAACCCTTTGACGCAAAGTTAGAGGATGAGCTGGAAGACCAGGAATCTGCCCTGAATTATCTGGAAAACATCCACAAAGAACTTTCGCCCACTGTCCATTCCGCCTCCGTCTCCAAATGGACTGCGAATCCGCCGAAGCCTCTTATCACAAGCAGCCTCCAACAAGAAGCATCTGCGCTTCATAAAATCAATCCGAAGGCGACGATGAAAATCGCCCAATCATTGTATGAGGCGGGGCATATCACGTATATGCGAACGGATTTCGCCGTGCTTTCCAAAGAAGCAATCGCCGAATCACAAGCCTGGGTAAAAAAGAATTTCGGTGAGCAGTACGTCGGTCCTGAAACGAGGACTCCTGCTTCTGCCACACCTGGAACCCAACAAGAAGCCCACGAAGCAATTCGCCCCACGCACTTTGAAGTCGCCGATCCTCCAGGCGATTGGACTCCCCAAGAAAAACACATTTACACTCTCATTTGGAAGCGCGCCGTGCAATCCACCATGTCGGCCGCCTATGGAAAAACGAGGTCCATCAAGCTCGTCTTCGGCGGCGACACGGATTTCCAATGGTCCGCCCAAGCCAAGAAAACAGAATTCCAAGGATGGCAGCGCCTCGGCAAGCCGGCGGACCTAGATGAAGATAGTGACCAAGAGCAAATCTCCGAAGAAGAAGAAACCCGTTGGAAAGACTTCGCCGCCCTCACGCCAGGCACCGCCTGTAGCTGGAGCAAAATCCAGGCGAGCCCTAAGCGGACAAAGGCAGCCCCCCGTTTCACGGAAGCCACCCTCATCCGAGAGCTGGAGAAAAAAGGCATCGGTCGTCCATCCACCTTCGCCTCTCTTGTAGAAGTCCTGTTTGACAAATCCTACGTGGAAAAGAAGGACATCACCGGTGAAAAGGCGGCCCACACTGTTCTGAGCATACAACCGAACACATGGCCACCTCTTACACAGCTCACTCAGATAAACCTCGGCGCAGAAAAACAGAAGCTTGTTCCCACAGCCCTTGGAGAATCGGCAGTGGCCTTCTGCGTCCGAGAGTTCCCCCAGCTCTTTGCATACGATTTCACCGCCGCCATGGAATCTCGCCTGGACTCCATATCACAAGGCAAAGAATCCTGGAAAGACCTGTGCCGTGGCACATGGGAGTCTTACAAGGAAGATCATAAACGTCTCAGCGAGAAATCCTCCGTCCCTTCAAGCTCCGAGAAAATCAAGGATTTCGGCAACGGGTTCAAGGCGGTGATGAGTAAAACAGGCCCGATTCTCATCCAAGAATCCGGTCCCGACTCCAAACCCACCTTTTACACCTTCCCTCCAAACAAGACAGTGGCCGATATTACCGAGGAAGAAGCGCGTAATTGGATTCAGGAAGAGGCAGAGGCGGCCAATATGGGTCAATTCAATAACAAGCCGATTGTGAAAAAGAAGGGTCCGTATGGAGAATATCTGGAATGCGATGGAATACGGATTCCTTATAGTGCCGCCGACACGGCAGCGGCAATTATAGAGAAATTCACTGCTAAGGCGGCAACAACATCTTCTTCCGTCCGCGTGGGTGCATATATCTTTGCCGTGGGTCAATACGGCCCGTACATGTATAAGGACGGATTGAAAACGAGGACATTCATAGGCATACCCTCTAACATAAATCCAAAGACTCTCAGTGAATCCGAGGCAGCCGCCTTGTATAAATCAGGAATGGATGCGAAGAAAAATGCCAAAGCCAGGCGGCCATAGTGGCCCATAGGGCCCATACGGGCCCATAGGGGCCCATACGGGCCCATACGGGCCGGTGATTAATATATTCTCAAGTAGATGTCTGGCTCGCAGAACTCTTCACCCCCTCCAGAAAAGACGGACTTATCTGGAAACCGTATTATAAAGCCTAATAATGGCTGGACAAGTGAGCAGGAGCAATTGATGGCCGAGTGGGCAGATATTGCCGCTTGTTATCGTTGGATGCACGATAAATATGAGAAACAGGCCACGTTAAGCAATCTGTGGATTACCGTTCCTGTGATTGTCTTGTCCACTCTTACAGGCTCGGCGAGTTTTGTAATGAACAGTCTTGTCGGCGATGACCCAAATGCTAATAAATATGCCCAGATTGGTATAGGAGGTGTTTCCATTTTTACGGGAATTCTCACGACTCTTGGAAATTTCTTTCGGTATGCCCAAAGCTCTGAGGCGAATCGTGTGGCGAGCATATCTTGGGGAAAATTCCAACGTCAGATTGCCATTGAACTCGCCCTTCATCCCAATGACCGTATAGATTCCATGGATTTCTTGAAATTCTGTCGCTCTGAGCTTGATAGAATGATTGAACAGTCGCCCCAGATTCCTGACAACGTCATCGAGCAATTTGAGAAAGAGTTTGTGAATACACCGAACTTGAAGAAACCTGATATTGCGCATGGCATTGACCACACCAAGGTTTTTAAGGACACAGAGGGCCTTATGACGAAAATGGCGGCTGATGCGACGATGATGTTGCAGCAGAAGAGGAAAGTGTGGCACGAGGCGATGATGCCTGACGTGGATAAACATCTAAATAAGAAAATGTCGGATTTATCTGGGAATTTCAATTTGGTGTTAGAGGAGAAGTTGAGGGCCTTGGAGGAAAAAATAGGTGCGCGTGGAGGAATGCCGCGTGCGCTTGTGCGAGGAACGACTTCTATGCGAAAACTGGAAAGATTACATGTGACTCTTCCTGGCCCAAAGACAGTATCTCCTTCGCAGCTTATTTCTGCATTGACGGAGCCGCCGGCTGGTCTTACAGTATCACCTGCGGGTCCTCCTGCTGGGCCTCCTGTTGGCAGCGAACCCGAAGTGTTTCCCAAAGAAGTTGTAATCTCGGTGGCCGAAGAAGCACAATCAGAATCAGCTGATTCTGACACAGGCGAAGCGAACGAGTATTCCAAAAAAAGTTGATTTCGCCCGCCGGCCCAAATAATTAGTCCAACTTCAAATGCTCTGGCGCACGAATAACTCTCATCGCGTGTATGGCTGGCTTCAGATTCTCAACGAGTGGAACGCCACTCTTGAGCAGGCTCCCTATGTGGAGACCGTGGTTGAGAATATTCGGGCTGCAACGAATCAGGCGGGTGACCACAGCCCCCGTCTTTCCCAGTTCCTCACATACGTGAATTACGAGCAGGATGCCATGAAGTGGCTCCTCTATGAGTTCATTGCTATTCGTTGGCTCTGGGGGAGCATTCGCCTGGATTACGTGCGCGGCGTCCTGGACGAGATTGATTCGCTTGACAGCTATTTCCCTGCCTTCCCTGGCTCTCCCAGTTGTACGATTCGCCAGTTCGTGGAGTCCAATCTGGATGAGGAGGAGCTTGAGTATGTCCAGATGATGCCTGCCCTGGTTCCCATGACTCCTCTGCGCGCAGCGGCAAGCAGCCCCGCGCCCCCTGCTCTGCGCCGTCGCAGCAGCACTCGTGCGGCGGCGGACAATTCTCCCATCTACCCCACTCTCTCTGAGCGCTTCGCGGCTGCTTCTGCTCCTTCTGCTTCGCAAACGCAAGCAAAGCGCGTCCCGCCCATTATGATTCGCGTGATTCGTTCCATGGAGGCCAATGACCGCGACGACGTCATCAAGATTACCCCCAAGTCGGCCACTGGCGAGAACGGCGAGAAGCTCTTCACCATCACCTACAACGACCAGGACTCTTCCGTCAACACCAAGATGAAGAAGATGGACGAGTCCGCTGTCCTGCAGTATCTGAGCAACTTCCTGCGCCTGCTGACCGTGGACGAGGAGCCGTTCGAGTCTGTCCAGTTCACCTTCCCCACTCTCCCCACGGTGCTGGTCACTCCCAAGAACCTCACTTCCCAGACCCGCGAGCTAGTCTACGAGACGGTGGAGACGATGGTTGCGAACTGGCCGGTGTGGGCGTAAGAAGCTCAAAGGTTAAATCTACGCGCCCCTTGCGTAAATAAGAAGTATCCAAGGAATCAATAAATTCCGGTTTTTTATTGCTGGTGAGAACGAGAACCAAATGGGGATATAACCCTCTTTGAATCTCGTCCAGCATATGATTCCAACCCGCCTTGTCTCCAATCATGATTGGCATTGATTTATGAGGAGTAATTCCCGCATGGATTTTCTCCAAGGGCGCATCCACCTCGTCCAAACTTAGAATAAGAGGTGACTTCTCATCAGGGTCCGCGTCCCCATACAATCCATACAAGCTATCTCCAGGCTGCCATGGCTTCAATGTATTACAATAACTTCCTTTTACACGACTCGCAAAAAGAATAGGAATCATTGATTTCCCAGAGCCAGGTGGGCCATGAATATAGACAACGCAATGTTTATGCTTCATGTAATGGTCATACATAGAAGAAATAATCTTCGCCTGGCCTTCCCACGGGTCAATGGAAATGTTTATCTGGCGTTTTATGAAATAGGGATTACTGTAACTACCGTATCTTTGTAAAAATTGGATAGAGGAAGGTGGTGTGCGGTTCTCCAGCAAGGGTGTAAAAGAGATTACTTTCTCTGTGGCTTTGGTTAGGCGCTCAAATGAAGAAGGGGTGGCGATAATCCACACACTATAACTGTTTTCTCCTCTGTCAGACGAGTAAGATTCCATAGAAAGGTGTAGTACATACCAGAAACCAATAGAATATCCGAAGCCCTTTCCTTCTTCCGTCATATGGCTGCACCATCCGCCGAGTTTTTTCTGAATTTCTTCGCATAACTCCTTGCGTCCGAGTTTATAAAGGCGAATGCCGAGGAACTGTGTAAACAGAAAAAAAGACGACCATGGAATCTGGTTTAGAACCAAGGTCGCCAAACCAATCCCTATTCCTTGTATAACAAAAGGAAGAGAAGTTGTATTACTCGCGTTTATGCTCATGCTGCTCATATATAATCACATCTGGTGTTTAGGACTTGCTGTCGAAGGTAAAGCGAACCCGATGTTTGCGGATTTTTTCCATGAGAAGCTGCGTCTTTGCAAAAGCGGTGGCCTCCTCGTATTTCTTCTTCCAGTACTCTATCTGGTTCTCCTGAAATAGGGAAGCCTCATATAGGGTGGTCCATTTTTCTGCAGTATATAACTTGGAATCCACATACGCCTTATGGGCGTGAGAATACCAGTATTCAATATCCTGCTCGCACTTCACACGTAACTCCTCTAACACAGTCAAAGGAATGCTGGAAAAATGTAAGATTTCTCGCCTGGCTTCCAAGTCAAGTGCTCTAGTTCTCCAAAAATCTCGCTCTTCTCTCAAATCCATCTATGGGACTATAGTATTATTGGCCGCAGGGAAATCAAATTTTTATACCCACGAATCCTTGACGCCTGGGCGCGCGGGTGTTTGAGAGCGGCTCGCCTTTGTTTTTTGGGCTTGTTTTGTGGGGATGCGAGGAGGGATGGAAGGCGAAGAAGAGCGCGGTGCATGCCGAAGTAGGCGAATCGGCTCCAGGGCGGGTCCAGAAAATATGTGGTAGCTGTCAAGTGATGTGTTGTCTTGTAGCCTGATGCCGGCGTAGCTGAGAATCTGCTCTTCCACAGGAATGCCCTCCTTTTGCTGGATTTTTTGTTTGACTTCTTTGACGGTTTTCATGTCTGTTGCGGAGAATTCCACGGTAATCACCCGCTCCGCCATAAAATCTTCAAGATGAATGTGATATTGTACGACCTCTTCCTTAGAATCCGTCATCATGAGCTCCAGGTTCGTTTCTTGATTTACCAGGCCGAGCAAGGCAGTGCTCAAGTTGTCTAGCTGTGCCTTCAGACCCTCTATGCTCGGCATGTCCTTGAGCTTGATGGCCTTGAGAAAGGTGTTGCGTGGGCTTGTGAGGCCGTATATTCTCCGCAGATTCTGCATCGCCTCAAACTCCAGGCGGCTGTCGCCAATGCTCATGATGTTTCGTCGTGCCCCATTCTTCCTCTGAAACGCCCCCTCGATTTCGTCGATGAAGGCACTCCGCTTCCAGAAGTTTGGGGAGATGCCAAGGTGCCTGTATTTGCCTTGGGCAGATATGACACGCACATCTGCAAGGAGTGGCATAATCGTCGGCATTAACAAAGAGCCGCTCAGCGGAACCCAGTCCACTGTGGCATTCGTGATAATCACCACCGTCCCCATGGCCTTCGCCTTGGAAAGAATGTCGTGGGCGGCTTCCATCAGCGGCACAAACGCCTCTACGATTTCCAGAGTGAGTGTTTCTGCCAATGCGCTTGCACGAACACCCTTTTGTTGAAGCCAGTGGGAAGCCAAGAGGGTGTCGTCCCAGTCAAAGACAATCGTGGTTTCCTCTTTTGAGAATGTGAGAGCTTCGTCAAGAGAAAGAGGAGGGGGAGATGGGGGCAGGGGAGGCAAAGGAGACTGCTCTTTGACAAAGAGAACGACTTCGTCAAGGGGCTCAGAATCCCGCTCGCCTCCCGCAAGGACATTTGCCGAAAGTTGCTTCAACGAAGAGTTGACTTGTGTTTCTGCCATCTTAGCAGGGGGGACACTCTAGAATACAGGCCGAGTTTTTCAATTTTTACTGGATGTAATTACTCGATATAACAATAACAAGCACATGATTTAAGAGGAGGGTTAATAATATCTTCACACCACTTTACGGCGGCATCGGGCCCCCATGTATCCAGAACTTCTTCTGCCTTGACGCACACCTTCTTTAACACAGTCTCTATCAATGGGCGCAGATTCGTGGGTAAATGTGCTATAGGGATATGAATGATTGCTTTAGGAAGGTCTGGAGAAGATAGTACAGGAGGAGGTAAGGCATTCCGAGAATTTCCAGTTAGGGGACTATCGCTCATTTCTTTTTTGCGAATATACGTATCCACTTTCAGGCGAATCGCCGAGATTTCTTTGCGTATCTCCTCGGCAAATGCCTCAAAGGCAGTATCGTCATCCATTCTTTTTATACCAAAAAATTTATCTTTATGCTCGCCTCTTAGTGGCTACACGACATACACGCATAGTAGGGCATCCCGTGGGGGCACTTGTCGTCGTGCTTCACGCCCTGGATTGCCTGGAATAGATTCTTGGCGAATCCGTCTTCTGTATCACCGCCAGGCATGGCAGCGGCTGCAGCCATTCCCTCCGCTGCTTTGATGAATGCGTCCTCGATGCTTGTGACCTTAGGAGGGGTGTTCTTCTCAAGAGGCCTCTTGTTACAGAGTTCGCATGTGCAGAAGGCCGCATGAACAGAATCAGGGGGCGGAGAAAACGTCATCAATGCCACTGCGGAATTAGGACTCCTTCCCTGGATGGGACAGGTGAGCCAGCCGCCGCACTCACAATACCTGTTGTGCGTGGGATTAAGAGGCGCAAGGATACGCATCCCTTCCTCCCCCTTCCAGCCATTGTGGGGAACGGTACATGCACAGCCTTCATGCTTTTCTACCTGGAACTTGCGTGCCTCAAGCACGTCAGCCACTGCGCCAGAGAGATAAGGCTTTGTCACATACTCGCTCTGGATACGCCTAGACATCTCCACTGCCCACATGCGACGACACGCCTGGTGCTCTTTATCATCGGGCGGAAGTGGGAGCACAGGGTAAGACACACTTCGCAGTGAGCTCCATGCCTCATACGACGCGACCATATAGGCATCGGCGTACTTGGAATGGTCTGCCGAAGGCTCCAGGAGATGGTTTATTGCGCGAATGGCAGTGTTCTCTGTTTCTTTCAACTGGAAGTAGTTCGACATGTTAGCGGTGGGGGGAGACTTTCAAGCCAAAGGGCTCACAATTTCAATTTTTATCGTCAAATACCAAAAAGGATATTTCTATCCAGATATATTTCTTATACAATTGATGCTGCCTTTTCTAGGGCGGCGTTTCGCTGCGAAGCATCGTCCATCTGCTTTTGTAACTTCTGACGTGCCTTCTCGCCCCAAAAGCCCCCGCTCACCAAACTTTTCTTGAGAGTTGCCACCTTGGTGGTTAGAAGGGCCGACTCGGCGGAAAGAAGCTGCTTGAAGGCAGAGGAAAGGGTCTGAAGCTGTTGCTCAAGCTTGTCCTTGGACTCCATGTGAGTCCCCATGCGAGTTGTTAGGCTCTGCACCTCATCTCGCATTTTATTCAGGATGTTGTTATTGTCCTCTGTGGCACTCAGAGTATTTTCACGCAGGGCGCGCGTGTCCTTTATAATCTTGACGGTGTAGGTGGTCAGATGATATTGTACCTGAGCGTATACCAGAAGAAGAAGCAACAGGACAGAAATCAAATCGTTGGACCAGAGTTCGTAAAAGGGATACATGGGAGACATCGTTGTGACTTGTTTTGGTGGGAGGCCAGCGGTTTCAATTTTTGCTTTTGGCATGTGACCTCAGCAGACTCGCTGATTCATGTGGCCAGACAAATGGCGGTACTTATCAATGAAAGACATTTGTTTGCCCTATAATTGGTAGCCCTTGGATCTCGTACCCCCACAACTTAACCTTTTACACAAGCAAAAAAATTGAAACCCTGTCTGGCCGTGTCCAAATAGCCCCCCACACTCACATCATGGAATTCAAACCCCCTTCCAAGGAATGGCGAAATCAGAGGACGGAGATTTGGAACAAGGCGGACCGTGCTCTTTCCACCCTGTCAGCGGAAGGGATGATTGCCGCAGTCGATTGCTTCTCTTACAATGCAGAACGTGAGCGTCTTGACCCCGAGGGGCAAGATAAGCAAAAGGGCCAAGATGTCCGAATTGTCTGCGCTCTCTACTTCCGAGACACTGACGACGAGGGCAATCCCGCCGGCCTGTGGAGCTGCGACAAGGAGCAAGAACCCATGCGCGACGCCAGCGGGAACTGTACCTTCTGTGGCGAACACGAGGACGAGCCGCATGAAGACCTGGATGCCCTCTGCCCAGCCAAGACCAAAGGCCGTTTCCGCTGCCCCATCAAGGGCTGTGGACACTGGGCGCCCAAGGAGTTCAAGGAGAAAATCTACGGCGGCACCTTTCGCATCGTTTACGGCGGCGAGGCAATCTTTGAGGGACCATCTCGTGATATCTTCTATGGACAAGAGGGCATGAAGAACGAGCAGCAGATTGAGTCCATCAAACGCGTCATCACCGAGGAGTTCAAAGATTACAAATACACCGTTTACAATGACTGAGCATACATCTTTTACACAAAGACAAGCAAAAGACCCCAAAAATAAAAATTGATTTTGCGCCCCGCCCCTTGGATAAAGTCCCCAAGCCCACAGCAGAAACAGATGAAGCACTTCAACTCCAACCGTGTCGCCTCCCTCGCCGCCGCCGCAGAGCCCGTCCAGCGCGCAGCCCCTGGAATCATGGACCCTGCATTCGTGGATGAGATGCGCCGCCTTGGCCTCCCCCTGCCGCGCCCCGACTTCTGGATGCGCCCTGAGAAGGAGCTGCCCAGCCGCGTGTCTCGCCGCGGCCTGCCCTGCCCCGAGGTGTGGGACACCTACGTGCCCAAGGACGAGAACGACATGCGCGGCTTCATCACCGTGCGGCCCAAGCAGCGGCGGCCCGTGCGGCGTGTGGAGCGGGGCTTCGGCCTCCTGTACGACGAGTGAAGAGGCATGTGTCGCAGGGCGTAGATAAATATATAAACAAAAATACCCTTCTGGCTGTGAGCCAAGAGGGAATTTTTGTTACGCCTATATATCTTCTATCGACCTTTGACGAGTTCCTCCGCTGCCTCTCGGCAGAGTGCCGCCAGCGAGTTACCAGGGATGGAAGGATCATCTTCAATCACCCTCAGCTGCTCAAATCGCCCGTGGCGTTCATTTCCTTCCTTGTCATTGGCGTAAAACGTGAAGTCTTTTTTGATGTAGGTAATCTTCCCCACGAACTGTAGGAAGCGTTCGCCAGTCCAAGAGTTCCACTCGTAGCACTCCACCGTCACCCCCTTCTTGATGTGCGCATAGCGGAGCCACTTCGCCGCAATCGCATCCTCGTGCTTCTTGATGAGAGAGTCCCAGACAGCCCGTTTTTCGTCGTCCCCATCCTGAGGCGTGCGTAGTTCAAGCTTCGCCC